TTAACACCTCTCTAACAAAATCACTCTAACTTAAAAGAACCTAGCAGTGTAACCTCACCGTCGGATATCTTTAGCTTCATATACAATGGATCACACCTGGTTCTATCAAAGCTCGGAATGTAGGATGGTTTATAAACATCGAAAAAGATATTTCCACCATCACTCCAAACTTTATCAAAATCGCTGTTACTTAAACTACAAATACACCTAGTGACCTCCGCTTGGTTATAGCCTAAGTTCTCAGCGTTAACCAATGCTCGCCTGACGACTGTCATCCTGCCCTCGGCAGCTAGTTTTTGGACTTCCGCCAAGAGATAGTGTGGCACTCCGATCATATTTGATCAACCATAATGGTTACCTCTGACGTTGAAGCTCAGGCCGGGCTGATATTTTCTTTTATAATCATAACATTACACTTGTTCACAATTGTATTTTCTTACGTATTGGTGAAGGACGCAACCCCCATCTTGACCATCTGAGCCATCCTCCCCTAGCCGCTGCAAAATCAGCGGCCGGGTTTGGTCGCCCGAATCTAGGAGGCGCACGATAGCGCCGCACGGCGCTTTTTTTGTGCTCGTCAGTTATGGCGGGCCGTGCGCGGGAGCCTTCGGGCTGCCGGTGGAACTCCTAGCCGGTCGACCAACCCGTGTACGGTCCGCCTCCATTCATTTGGTCGTGACAGAGGCGGACTCCATTAAAATAGGAGTTCCCGCTATGGCTACGCAGGCCACTACCGCCCTACCGGTTTTCACTGGCAGCATCGATCAAGAAACAGCTCACCTCGTCGACGCCCGAACCCTTCACGCGTTCCTCGCTGTTGGGAAGGTTTTCGCCGCGTGGATCCAAGAGCGCATCAAACAGTATGGTTTCGAAGCGGACCGAGATTACGTGATTGCTTTCCAGAATCGGAAAGCAAACATTTCTGGCCGTGGTGGCCACAATCGACGCGAGTATCACCTCACCCTCGACATGGCCAAAGAGCTGTCGATGGTCGAGCGCAACGAGAAAGGCCGGCAGGCTAGGCGCTACTTCATCGAGTGCGAGAAGCAGCTGCACGCCAAGGATCCCGAGAATGCTCGGCGTATCGCCCAGGAGACGATCGGCACCGATGGCCTGCACATGCTCCGCGAGCTGATCGCGAAGAAAGTTCGCCCGTTGCCGAGCCCGGTTCGATCCGGCGCTCAGCGGCGGCTCTGGAGTCTGGTGCATACCCGCTTCAACGTACCCAAGGGCGAGCTGATCGCCGCCAACGATCTCGACGCCGCGGCCAACTTTGTGGCCAGCGTGGCGATCGAGGGCGAATACCTCGAGGCATCCAGCCGTCAGCGCGCCCTGCCCGGTACCGGAGCCCCCACCGGCAGCCGGGAAGCCGAGACGCTCTACTACTCACTGATCGCCTGGCAGCACCACGTCCAAGTACTGTCGCGAGACTTTGAGCAGATCATCCGCCCGATGATGAGCCGGTCCGCGCCGGAGCTCTGCGAGCGCTGGGCCAAGCGCTTCGATACCATCGATAACTGCGCGAGCGAGTGCATTGCCCTCGCCCGCCGACCACTCGGCCCCAGCGCCATTCCCGCCAGCCCGAGCGTGCCGACCAATCAGCGGCATATGCTGGCTAACCATGCCGCCGTACTCGAACGAGACTTTATCGAAGTCATTGGCCCCGCCATTCGTCCTCTGAACCCAAGGCTCTACGGTACCTGGCGTGAACGGATCGGCGTGCTCTCCCGGTATCTGCGGGACAGCGCCGAGCGCTGATCGCGGATACGAAAAAAGCGCCCCGGCTGGAGCGCTCATCAAAAATTTCCGATGTCGACTAACTCACTGTCACACCGTAAATTCGCAATTTTCTAATATAGACTTTTTCCTGCAACAATCACCGTTATAGCCAAATTTCGCTATTTGATCCGCCGCGCGTGTCTACCCGATACTGTACGCACATACAGTATTCTTAGGGAGCACGCTGTCATGTCCGCACAATTCAAAGCCGCCACGTCGTATCAGCAGTTGAGCCGTCGCATCCAGCAGCAGATCGCCCGGGCGCGCGATCGCGAGCAGTTCGCGGTCACCGTCTACCGCTTCGACGAGGATGCCCCCACCGCGTGGGAGCGCATGCTCAGTGAGTTCGAGGAACTGGACTACGTCTCGGTATCTCGCGTCGGCGTTGCCGAGGCGCTCATTACGTGGAACGCAGCGGAAACGGAGGCAGCGTCATGACGATCCCTGTTCAATACCTGGGCCAGTACGACCAGGGCGCGCAGCCAGTAATGATTCCGCTCGCCGCGGGTGAGGCTCGCGCCGGTTTCCCCTCTCCCGCAGATGACTACATCGAGGCAGAGCTAGATCTGATCGCACACATCGTGCAGCGCCCTAGCGCGACGTTCTATGTCCGCGCTGCCGGCGACTCGATGGAGCGCTACGGGATATTCAGCGGGGATATTCTCGTCGTCGATCGCTCACTTGAGCCAGCCGACGGTGACATCGTCGTGATCGCTGTCGACGGCGAGATCACTTGCAAGCGCCTCGGCAAAATCGGCCAGCGCCCCTATCTGCTCGCCGGCAACGAGAACTACAAGCCGATCCCGCTGGTCAACGCCGAGTGTCACGTCTGGGGCGTCGTCACTCATAACGTCCATTCGCATCGGGGTGGCCGGGGATGATCGGGCTCGTCGATTGCAACAATTTCTATGCGTCGTGCGAGCGTGTGTTCCGGCCTGATTGGGAGGGTCGGCCTGTTGCCGTACTCTCGAATAACGATGGCTGCGTGATCGCGCGGAGCAACGAAGCGAAAGAGCTGGTCGAGATGGGCGCACCGACGTTCAAGATCCCGCCGAATGTGCGCCGCGAGCTGATTCTGGTCTCGTCAAATTACACGCTGTACGGCGACATGAGCCGGCGAGTGACGGCTACGCTGAGGGATTTCACGCCGGACGTCGAGATCTACAGCATCGACGAGTCATTTCTCGGGTTCGACGGTTTCCCCCTCGATGGGCTGATCGATCACTGCATCGAGATGCGACGTGTCGTGCGGCGGAACACTGGAATACCCGTTAGCGTGGGGCTATCGACCAGCAGGACACTGGCGAAGTTGGCCAACAAGCGGGCCAAGAAAGGCGCGGGGCGCGACGGTGTCTGCCTGATGCAGCCCGACAACGACGAGACGCGCGCGGTCCTCGAGGATTTACCCGTCACTGATCTCTGGGGCGTGTCAGGACGACTGGGCCAGCGGCTATCACAGATGGGCATTGTCACCGCGTGGCAGTTGCGCGAAGCCGATCCCAAACGGATCCGGCAACGGTTCTCGGTCGTGCAGGAACGGCTCGTCTACGAGCTGCGCGGCATCGATTGCATCGATACCGACGACTACGGCGAGCCGAAAAAGAACATCATGACATCGCGCAGTTTCGGGCGATTGTCGAGCGACCCGCACGAGGTGCGCCAAGCGATACGCGCACACGCTGCCCGCGGTGCCGAGAAGCTGCGGAAGCAGGGGTCGGTCGCCAGGGCGATCCAGGTGCATCTGAAAACGAACAAGCACCGCGAAGACCTGGCGCAGTATCACCCCGCCCTGGTCGTCCAACTCCCCCACCCGACCAACGACACTCGCGTGATCGTCGGCGCCGCCCAGGCAGCGCTCAAACGCATGTGGCGCGATGGCTATCGCTACATGAAAGCCGGCGTGATGATGCTGGACCTCGTCGACCACGCGACTCAGCAGCACGACATTTTCGATTCACCGGAGAGCGACGCAGAGCGCGAGCGATCGGCGAAGGCATCGGCGGTGATGGACGAGCTGAACAAGCGTATGGGAAGCGGCACGCTGCGCCTAGGCGGCACAAAGGGCAAAGCGGACTGGAAGCTGAAAGCGGAGCTACTGACGAACCGGTACACCACACGGTGGGACGAGCTGCCGGTGGCCCACCTGAAATGAAAAAAGCCCCGGCCGCGCGGGCCAGGGCGAATACCTCTCGCAGGAAACAACGTCAGCGTTGATTCGCACTGATGTCATAGAGTGTATCGACTGCCCTCCAGCCCACTTGAGTGCGAGGACGCCGACGCGTTCTGTCAGTGATTGCCTACAGCGGATTGATCAGCTGAGCGGTACCATCATCCCCAGGCTTATTGACTGCAGTACTCACAGGCCAATGACGGATCAGGCCCGCGTCGATATGCCGAGTGACCCCACGGATGGCGTCGCGTTCCGTGAAATGCGGATCTAGCCACGGCTCGAGCGAATCGTTATCCAGCGCCAGCGGCATCCGATCGTGAACCTCTTTTGCACTCCCCCGCGCGGGCTCCGTGATGATCGCCACGCCCGGGGGTTTGTCTTCGCCACGCTCGGTCCAGATGCCAGCCAGGTAAAGCGTCTGCTCGTCGGTGCGGGTGATGAAATGCGGCTGCTTGCGACCATCGACGGATAGCCATTCGTACCATCCATCTGCGGGAATAAGACAACGGTGGCGCTTGAACGCGGGCGCGAAGTAGCGACTGGTGGCGACGGTCTCCGCTTTCGCGTTGATCGGCTGCGGGGCTGTAGCATCCGCCCACGCCGGCCGATATCCCCACCAGAGCTGCTCGATCGTGACTGGCTCGTCTTCGTCAGCTCGGCGCGCGACACTGATCAACGTGCCCGGCGGCACGTTGTATCGGGGGCCGCCGTCAGCGAGGAGGTCGGGCTGGGCCACGGCCTCAGTGAGCACTGAGAAGTCCATGCTGTAGAAAGCGTATCGTCCGCACATTGCCATATTGTAGATGATTTTAAAGAAAAGTTTGCCTCAAGAATTGGAGATGAGCTGTCGATAAACCCAGCATAATCGTTAACCGAGCAAAGTCATGACCGATATACCTAAGTGCCCTACCTGTGAAAATAATAGTCACGTCGTTCTTAAAAATACTGGCGAAATTGTAGGAACAGTGGCTGGCGCCGGTGTGGGCGTGGCTGCCACATACGGTGGAACTGCTTCTGGCGCGGCAGCCGGAGCTGCCATAGGGTCTATAGTTCCTGGCATCGGCACAGCCGTTGGAGCCGTTGCCGGTGGTGCGATAGGCTGGCTAACCGGCGCGGGTCTCGGCGCTACAGCTGGCAATGCAGTCGGTAAACAAATCGACCAATCGATTCGCGCTTATCGATGCAACAAGTGTTCGAAGGAGTTTTGAGAACCGCAGACCATCGGATTCAACTAGCGGCCGGTGCCTTTTGATCACAATTGGCTTGCAGGCATGGACTGCTTGTCGGGGCCGGCGTGGGTGGTGTCACTCCCACGCCAGCCGATATCCCCACCAGAGCTGCTCGATCGTCACCAGCGCCTCATCATCAGCGCGGCGCGCAACACTGACCAACGTACCCGGTGGTACGTTGTATCGGGGCCCGTCGTCAGCGAAGAGGTCGGGTTGGGCGACGGCCTCGGCGAGCGCTGAGAAGTCCATGCTATAGAAAGCGTATCGTCCGCACATTTAACAAAGAACAGGATTGATTTGAGAAAATGCCAGAAAACTATTTACTAAAGAAATTTATTACATCCTACTACTTCACAGCTGGGCTGCTAACCTTAGTAATCATAAAAATCTATGCATTCGCAAATAAGATATTTTCCGTAATTCTGAAAAACCATTCGCTACATAAGTTCGAAAACTCACTACTAAAGGAAAGAACATGGGATTTAATTTTGGGAATGTCGTCCGGCTTCGTTCTATACCTCGCGATCTTGGTGTTTAAGGACGGATCTATAATAGGCATCGGAGATGTAAAGGCATCGCTTTTAGCGTACTCGACATTAGCCACTCTCACGGTATGCACGAGAGCTTGGGATATTGAAGAAAATTTTCAGAAAAGGATTGACATACTCTTTTGCGGAGTTGCCGGAGCATATATAGCAACCACTACCTTGCTAGCTATTTATGAACGCTCAACGTATTTAATCATGGCCATGGTGCTCAGCATCACACTTACCTCATTCATACTTTATGTAATGAGCGGAAAACCAACCAACGCGGAGAATTACAGAATAACAATTCCTACTTTGTCGGCAGCATTTATAGTCGTACTAACGTTAATGCTGAAAGCATTGTAGTCAGTGCATACCGTGTTTTGACCAGCTTTATGTCACATAGCCACTTATATCCAGCTGAAAGATACGAATACCTCGCCTTGCGCGAAACGGGATGCCCTGGCCGGCTTGCTGGCATGGACTTCTTGTCGGGGCCGCCCCGGGTGCGGCAAACACCCGGGGCGGTCGCTCCTCTCTTTCCGATCGCCGGCTATTCCGCCTCGACCCACAGCTGCGCCTGAGCCTGGCCGGCCAGCGTCAGGGCTTCTTTTAGTTCAGCCTTGGTAGCCTGAATAACGGAGTTGTCGGCGAGCACCCAGCGGATGGTGTCACCGTCTTCCGCCATGGCCACGAAGCGGGCCATCCGGTTCTGGCTGGTTTCGTCGCCGTCGAAGACGTTACCGGATTCGGTCGTCACCTTGATCCGCGAGACCTTCGCGGCACGCTCGGCAACGAAGGCCGCGCGCTTGACGGCGAACGCCCGGGCCGCTAGTTCTTCGGCGGTCGGTGCGGGGGTATGCGTAAAGGTGCCCATTAGAGCGTTACCTCGCGTTCTTGTGTCAGTGTTTCCCAATCCGCCAGACGTACCTGATACTCCTCGAGCGGCTCGGGGACGAATTCTACGATCTCGCCGTCATCATCCATCACCGGCGTCTGCTGCCAGTCCCGCTCCGGCGCTGGGCCGTACCAGCCCAGCGCCCAGACCACTATCTCGTCACCGTTCTTCGTTGCCTTGAGCAGAGGGCAAACCGGCAGCACGTCGCTTGAGAACTCGTCGAACGTGCCATCGGGTGCGTCGGTGAAATCGAATGTGTCGACGGTCTCGCCGATCGTGACTGTCAACGCCGTGCCGGAGGCCGAGAAAGTAGCCGCGAGGTCACTGCGTTGGGGAGAGAGCTTCAGATTCATTTCCAGTATCCCACTGCTAGGAGGTTGGCGTACGCCGGTCCCAGATTCGAAAAATTGGCGTTCGTGATAAATCCGATGTTCGAACCGGTATTGGAATTGTCGGGTTCGTACGGCGTGCCCTGCCGATAGTTGGACGTAGGAGCCCCAATACCCGATGTTCCGGTATAAGTGGCTGTCACTACCCGCTGCCCCCCCACGAAAGAGTGCGGAAACGTCCAATCGGCACGAATTGTTGAACTGTTCAGATAGTTGAGTTCGCCCTTGGCTTTGAAACATACCAGTAGGCCGTCCGCGTACTTGGTGTACAGCCCATTACTGTTCTCGCCACGCTCAATCACGGCAGGCAAACCATCCCCTAGGGAGCCGACGATCGTACGCGCATCAACTACAGCTACAGGCCCACCCCATGAGCCATCTGTTCCTTGATGCTGGTGAAATAACCTCGAGGCTCCGTAGTCGAAATGTAGCCTTGAGGAACGACCAGCCCTCGGCACGTGTATAAAAGAGCCTCCGTAGCGAACGAATCCACCATTAGGATTGGTGGGCGTGAAAGAGTAGAAACCCCCTCTATCTGAACCAGAATTGATATCTCCTTGGACTTCCTGCGACAGCGTCGACCCAACCCCAAACGCACCAACCTCCATCACATTGCCGCTATCGGTGCCTACATCACGCTTCGCGGCCGTACCCACCTCATTCGGCAGGCCGGAGCCCTTCCGGTGCATGATGTCGTCAGCGTTCATCTGCGCTGCAGCTTGCTGCGCGTCGCTGGCACTGCCGGCGGCGGCCGTCTCACTGCCCTTTGCCTGCGTGGCACTCTGCCCCGCTTTGGTCTCGCTGCTCTTGGCGGCGCTGGCACTGCCGCTGGCATTGGTTTCGCTGGTCTTGGCTTTGGTGGCACTGCTCGCGGCGGCCATCTCGCTGCCCTTCGCCGCCGTCGCACTGTTGCCGGCATTGGTCTCACTGGTCTTCGCTGCCCCGGCGCTACCGCTGGCGTTGGTCTCGCTGGTCTTGGCTTTGGCGGCACTGCTCGCGGCGGCCGTCTCGCTGCCCTTCGCCGCCGCCGCACTGTCCCCGGCATTGGTCTCGCTGGTCTTCGCCGAATTGGCACTGCCGGCCGCCGCCTGCTGTTTCTCGCGCACGTCGTTCTGACGAGCGACGACGTCTTCGCGTAGCTGCTGGCACGTCTCCGCGAACTCCTCGGCAGCGGCGGCGCGGTTCTTCGCGTATGCCGCCATGGCCACCGACCCCGCTAGCGCCGGGACGAACCGCGTCTGGTAGCCGACATCGTCGAGCCCGGTATCCTGATCGGCATCGTCGGTGTAGGTCTTGCCGTCACCGCCGAACTCTACGGGGAATGTCACTTCGGCCATCAGAGAATCTCCTGAAGATTGAACGTGTGGGAATGGGTGTCGAGGTACGGATTGACGAGCGGGTCGAGCGACGTCTGGCGCGCCAGCATCGTCCGCGAGAAGTTCACCGGGCTACTGGCCGTGCTCTGCAGAAACAGGATCTCGCCCCGGATGTCTTCGGTACGCTGGAGCCGGTAGACGCTCAGGAACGCCTCCAACTCGTCGAGGTGCTCGAGCTGGAACGACACCGTGCGTTTCGGCGTGTAGTCGTCGAAGTACTCCGTGCGCGCGCGGTCCTTGGCCTCGGTCACTTGGGTGCCGGTGTTGTGCCCGTACTGCACGCCGTAGCTCATGTTGTATTCGGGCTGCCAGGCATCGCTGATAAACACCCGCCCCAGGGTGATCGCGCCGGTGACGTTGCGCGGGTCATAGAGTTCGATGCGCACCGCCTGGGCGACCACTGCATCGGGCGGGAACACAGTCAGCAGCGGCGTGTAGGTCTCCCGGGTCGACTCGTCCATCCGTCGATTCCAGAAGTTGGGGTTGCCCCATATCACGTCGTTGAGGCCGTAGACGATCGGCCAGACGTCGCGCTCGCCGCTGTCCCACAGCTCGTCGGTGGCGTCAGCGGTGCGGTACAGCCGCACGCGATATTTCGCCGTCGACGAGAGGTTATGCGCTGGCAGCGCCACCACGGCCACCGGGCGGCGGCGGTCTAGCTGCACCAGCATCTGGGTCGCTTCGCGCTCGAGGCCGTTGGTCTTGGCCACCACCGCGAACCGGCGGTCCTGCACGTTGGCCAGCGGCAGCGACGGTTTGAAATCGCCGCCACTGACGGTCGCCTGATCGATGTAGTTGGGCCAGCACAGCACCAGGCGTTTGGGATCTAGCGCCATGTCACCCCCACAGGTTGAGATCGATATCGCCCGACTGGGCATTGATGAGATAGCCGGTGACCAACATCACGCGGCCGTCGCCGTAGCCAAGGCGAGGCGTGACGACGGTTCGCAGCTCGCCGACGGTGATATCCGGAAGATCCTCGACCCGCGCCGAGACGGTCACGACATCGCGGCGCACGCCGAGAATCGCCGCCAGGTCATCGGCGACGGATTGGGCGCTGCTGAGCGACGCCAGCACGCTGTCGATCTGGAGTTCCCCGGCGAGCGGGTGCCGTTCGCGCGTCGCCGCGTTCTCGGCCACCGCCTGCCGGGTCTGCTTTGCCAGCCGCGCACGGCGGCCAGATGACACGCTGCCGGCGACGTTGGTCTGAGTCGTTTCGATCCGGTCGGCATTGAGCGTCACCCGCCCTACCGGCAGGCTGTTCGCCCCGGCGCCCGTCGCCGAGCGGCGGATATCGCGAATGGCGTACTGCTGCAGCATCGGTGCCTCACCCTCGGGTGCTGCCAACCGCCGGCAGCGCAACGTGCCGTCGGGCTCGAGGTTGAGATACCCACCCACCGAGACGGCGATCCGGTCGACCAGATCCAGCGTGTCGGTCTGGTCGGTAACGTAGAGCCGCACCGCGCCCAGCGTATTGAGATCAGCCACGTCGGCGGCGTTCACGTTCCAGTCGCGCTCGCTGGCGAGCGTCGAGAACACATCGCCGGCATTGGGCGCGCTGGTCGTGGCGTCCACCGTGATCGTGCCCACCGGAGACGCGCCCAGGCGCACGAACCCGCGATACGCACGCCACTCGCCAGCGGCGGGCGCGGTGCCCTGCAACGCCGAGGCCGAGGCGTAGTCGCTGCCCCGGGTCAGCTCGGCGCCGTTGTCATAGACGGCGGTGATCTCGCAGTCGTCTCGGGCTGAGAGCTGATAGATCAGCCGCGCGGTATTGACCGCCACCGGCGTGGCGTTGGCCACCTCGCCGAACACCAGCGGCTTGGCCTGGCCGGCGATGTCGTCGGCGGTGCCCTCCAGCCCATCGGGCAGCACGTTGTCGCCGGCATACGTCGGCTGCGGGTGCGGCGTCTGCAGCGGCTCGAGCGGACCGCGCAGCACCACCGACACAACAGCGGTCTCGAACGACAGCCGCGCCACGGTCCCGGCCAGCACGGTGACGCGATCGGAACCGGTACCGCGTCGAATCACCGCCGCGCGCCCGTCGACGGCATAGTCGGCGAGGTAGTCCAGCCCGCCGTCGGCATTGATCAGCGTCGTCTCGCCATAGCTCGAGCGGTCGCCGGCGATCAATGCGCCCGCAAAAAGCCCGGCTTTGAAATGGCCGGGCTGATCGATGCGGGGGTCGAAGGCGTTATCGTCGGAGTCGTCGTAACGCCCCAACGAATAGCGGAGCGTGACGGGATCGCCCCCGGGGTCGAGGGCGTCCATCTCCAATGTCCACGTCATGCGCGGGTTTTCTCCAGTCGAGATTCGGATTCCAGCCGTGCCAGCGAGCGGTTGCCCTGTTCGGTCGCTGCGATCTGCCGCCGCCCGGCTTCGGACGACACGCGCACCCCGGCCGCGCCGTGCTGCTCGAGGCGCTGCATCAGCTCGACGTTCTGTCGCATCAGCCGGTTGTTGTCGCGCAGCAGCTGCTCCATCGACCCAGCACCTGACGACGGCGATACCGACGGCGGGGCCATCACCAGCGGCTGCAACGTGGCCGGGCCGCTTTCGCCCAGCGCCTGCCAAAGCCGGTTCTGCTCCGCCGTCAGTACGCCCTCGCCTTCGTGCAGCTCGGCGATGTAGCCATCGAACGGCACGCGAGCGAGGCCCGTGGCGTGGCTGCCATTGATCCAGTCGCTCTCGTACATGCGTTTGAGGAAGTCGGCCGACCGCTGCGCCTGGGTATCGATCGAGATCGTCTCGCGCCACATTTTCGTGATGTGGCGGTTGTCACTCTCGCCCCATGAGCGGAACTGGCTACCCAGGCTGTCTTCCATGATGTCGAGCATGTCGGTCAGGCGCTGACGCTGGGTGATGCCTTCGCGCCAGTCTTTCTCGATGTGATTGTTCATCGAGCCGATCTGGCCCAGCGTCTTGCCGCCCAGCCCGGAGAGGTCGCTAGTGTTGTCACCCGTGCGATCGGTCGAATCCCGCAGCGCTTCCAGCCGCGAGATCTGGCCGTCGCCGTTGGTATCCAACGCCTGGAAGATCGCTCGCAGCTGATCGTCAGTGGCAATGCCGTTCAGCGCTTCGCGCATCTCGTCGAACGTCAGGAACCCGTCGACGTTGAGATCCAGCGAATCGAACAGCGGCCCCAGTGATGCTGCGATCGCACCGGGGAGACCGGACGTAGCCTGACGCTGCGCTTCGGCGAGCGTGATCACGCCGTCACCATTGCTGTCGATCGAGCGAATCACCGCCTCGATCTGGGCGTCGCTGGCCTTGCCGGCGAGCGCCTTGCGCACCTGGTCGGCCGTCAGCACGCGCCCCGCCAGATCGCCGAAGCGCTCGCGCAGCGTGCCGACGAGAGACGACGTCTGCTCGGCGGCGGACAGTTCGGTCGCAGTGACGATGCCATCGCCGTTGGCGTCGAGCTGAGAGACCACGGCGGCAATGTCTGACGCCGTGGCTTTGCCGTTCAGCTCGGCACGGATCTGATCGACCGTCAGCACCGTATCGCCCAGCTCGCCGAACCGATCGCGCAGCGCTTCGATCAGTGATTCCCGCGTCTTGCTCGTTTCGATCTCGGTCGCGGTGACGATGCCGTCGCCGTTGCGATCCAGCGACGAGAGGATCTCTGCCGCGCGAGACTCGGTGACGCCCAGCGCACTGCGGATATCGCTCTGCGTCAGCGCCCGCTGGCCGTTGAGCTGCATCTGCTCGACCAACTTCGACGACAGCGCAGACGTGGCGTCGAGGTTCGCAGAGATCTCCGCCTCGACCGCTGAGCGCACGCCGTCGCCATTGAGATCGATGGCGCCGATCAGGTCGGTGGTCTGACCCGCCAGCGCGCCCGAAAACTCGTCGGCAAGGAACTGCTCCGGCGTCAGCTGATCCGGCAGCGCCGCCAGCATCGTCTCGATGCGGTCGACGACGGATGCCGTCTCACCGCCTGAACCGGACCACCCCTGCTGGGCGTCGATGAATCGATCGGCGTACTGGGTGATCGAGTCCAGCGCGTTGCGATCACCCGATAGCGCCAGGTCGTACTGCTCGCGGAACGCTGACGACGCCGAGGCGAGCTGATCGCCCGGCGATGCCAGGCCACCGTCGGTGGCGTTGAGCTGATCGATATACGAACCGATGTCGCGGAACGCGCCCTCGAGATAATCCCGCGAACTCGACAGCGCATCGGCGTAGCGCTCCTGGGCTTCCGCCGCGGCATCCGCCGCTTCGGCAGCGGCCTCGGCGGCGGCCTCGGCGGCGGCGGTCTGGTCCTGCGCCGCCCACACCTGTTTCTGCAGCGAACGCAGGGATTCGTCGGTCGCCTCGAGCGCCTCCTTGCGCTGCAGCTTCTGGGCCGCTTCGTCGTCACCGCGCGCTTTGAGCAGCTCGATCTGGAGATCGGTGCGCTTGTCCGCCAGCTGTTGCTCGGCCCGGTTCAGCTCGTCGGTGCTGTCCGCTGCCGCTTCGGCTGCAGGCACGACATCCGCGAACGTACCGGCGACGCTCATCAGCGTGGTGTACGTGTCGCGCCCGGCGCTTGAGTTGAGGTTGAGCGACTCGAGCACGTCGCGGAACTGATCCCGCGTCGAGTCAGCCGACAGCCCGGTACCGGCCAGCACGTCGTTGAGCGATTCGATCTGGCGTTCGGTGCGCTCAGCATCCGTATAGAACGCGTCGTAGTACGCGCTCGCCTGAGTGCGGAACGCATCGATGCCGCCGGCGGCGGTGACGAGATCGTCGCCCGCGTCGACGGCGTTATTCGCCAGGTCGTTGAACCGGAGCCCCAGGCGGTCGGCGGTATCGTCGACGACGCTGAAATTCTCGATCGCGCTCATCAGCTGATCGATGGTCTGCTCGACGTTGCCGTTGGTCTCGCGCACCACGCGCAGGGCGTAGTCCTGCACGTTGCCCGACAGCCCGTCGATCAGATCGCCGAGTTTCAGCGCGTTGGCCAGCTCGGGGATTTTGGTCGACATGTTGTCGGCCGTGATCTCGCCGACGCTGTCGATGAGATCCACCACCGCATCGCTCGAGGCATCCTTGAGCGCATCAATGATGACCTTCGTTCGCGCTTCGGTGATCTCCGCAATGCTGTCGCCGCCATCCTCGCTCCACTTCTGGCCGTCGAGCGCGGAACGCACGGACGTTTTCTGGCTTGAGTTGCCGGCGTTGGCCAACAGGTTGTCGGCGTCCTTGATCTGGTCGAGCCAGTCGGCCAGCTCGTCGGGCTCCATCATCGTCTTGCTGGAAAGCCCGAACTGGCCGTACTGCGACTCGCGCTGTGACCACGATTCTCCGTCGACCGTCTTGCCGTAGAAATCATCGACGGCGCGGCTGTTGTCCTGCACCAGCCCGGCACCGACGACGCGGTCAGACCCGAACGCCGAGTCGACCATCCCGCCCAGCGCCGAGCCCGCGAACGCCCCGACAGGCCCACCGAAATACGTGCCGATCATGCCGCCGGCGGTGGCGCCCCAGTTCGAGTTGGCGTGCTTGCCGAACAGCGCCGAGCCTGCTTCGTTGCCGACGTAGCTGCCCGCTACCCCGGCACCTGCCGAGGCGAGGCCAGACATGCCGCTGAAATTGGACGCCGAGCCGCCGAGGAACCCGCTGCCGCCGCTGGTCGCGATATTCCCGTAGAGACCGCCGCCGGACGTGGCCACGTTGCTGTAAAGCCCACCGCCAGTGCTGGTCGCGACGTTGCCGTACAGCCCGCCACTGGCAGCGCTGCTACCGCCACCGAACAGCGAGCGGCCATAGTCGAGCGCGCTGCTGCCGACCGACTGCATGTCACCCAGGCCGAGATTGCCCAGAACCTGGTCGACGCCGCCGGAGAGCGTCTGGCCGCTTTGGCCGGGCATGCCCATCGCGGTCTGCATGTCGGACGTGAACCCGACGACGATCGGACGCAGCGTGGCTTGATACGCGAGTTCAGCCAGCAACCGCTTGAACCCGTCCTCGAGCTGCGAAGCGAAATCATCGAACCCATCGAAGGCACCCGCGAACGCATCGGAAAACGTCTCGTCGATGCGGTCGGCGGCCTCCTCCCAGGCGCGGGCCATCTCCTGCGCAGCAGGGTCGGAGTCGAGTGCGAGCTGGCGCATCTCGTCGCGGATGCCGGCGACGACACGCGCGTACTGCTCACCGTTGGCGGGGTCTTTTCGCCAAGCCTCGTTGACCGCTTTCAACGACCGTTCGAGCTGCTGCCCGCGCTGGTAGGCGGAATCGTACTGTTTGACGACCTCTTCGAGCTTGACGGAGTACGGGTCCGCCGCGGCGACGGCGTCGTTGTAGACTGTGGCGGCCTGGCCGACAGCGGCGTAATACTCAAGTTCGCTCTTGGTGCCCTCGTCGACCTGAACCTGCAGTTTGGCGAGCGTCGACTGGTACTCGGCCTGCGCTTTGCCTACCGGGGACAGCTGGCCGTATAGATCGGCGTAGGCCTGGGCGGAATCCTCCAGCGCTTTCTGATGCTCGCGCTGCGCCTTCTCGGCCTCGCGCTTGGCGGTGGTGTCCTCTTTGGTCGACTTGGTCAGCTGGGTGATCTGGCCGTCGATCTCACCGAGCATCCGACGGTACTGGTCGGCGTGCTCGGGATCGTCGGCCATGGCCTGCGAGATGGCTTCGCGATCGGCCCGGAGCTGCACGAGCTTGGTGTGCTGGTCGTCGTACGTCTTGATCAGCGACTTGAGGTTCTGTCCTTCGACGACGACGTCATCTGAATTTGAGGCGGCTGACAGCTCCTTTCGACGTTCGCGGATTTTCTCCAGCGCTTCATTGAGCTCTGCCATCCGCGCCCACTGACCGGCCATGAGCTGGTTCTGGCTGTCGATCTCTCCCGCGACACTATCGGAGACACCACCGTGGGATTTGTCGTAATACTTCTGGCGCGCCTCGAGCTCCTGCAGATCCAGCATGGCCTGCCGGGCTTCGGTGGATACCGACTGCAGTTCGAGTGATAGCGTCTCATAGCTGCTGTCGAGCGCCGCTTTGTCGCCATCCTTGATCGCCTGGGCTAGGTCTCGAAGAGACTTGTCAGCATCTTCGGCCAGCGGATCGACAAGGCCTAGCTCCTCTCGATAGCTGTAGATGGCGCCGGCAGCGAGAAGCGCCACACCTGCCGGACCTCCCAGCAACCCCATCGCAGCGGCCATACCCCGACTGGCAGCCGCTGTCGCGGCGATACGACCTTGGGTCACGAGCAGCGCTCGATTCAGGCCTACGCTGCCACCCTGAAGCGCCAGCATCGTAGCAGTGCCAACTGTGCCGAGCCCCCGAAAAAGGCCAGTGCTCGCCGTCAATACGGCCGAGGCTTTGCGGCCCAGCCAGATGGCGAACAGCACCTCCGCGACATCAATGGCAACACCGAACGCCGTCGAGATCCGATCGACGACGACCTCCATTCCGCCCATCTCGTCGATCCACTCACGAATATCTTCAACGCTTTCCGTGATCGCTGGAGCCAGGTCGATCAGCAGCGAGTTTGTCAGGCCCTGTACGGCCGAGCCCATCGTCTCGATGGCGCTTTGAGCATCGACGAACGAATCGATGTCGGCCTGGCTCATGGCGACATTGAGATCGTAGCCCTGCTGCATCAGCCGACGCAGTTCGGCGGCGTTGTTCTCGAGCAGCGGTAGGAGCCGCGAAGCATCATTGCCAAGCGATTCCAGCGCATTGACCTGTTGGCCACGACTACCCAGCTTGTCCAGTCCTTCCGCGATCGACAGAAGTTGCTCATCCGGAGACATGGCAACGAGCTTCTGCGCTGACAGCCCCAGATTGTTGATGACGTCGATCGCCTCGCCGCCACCATTGCTGGCAGCGTCGCCGATCTTGTCCGCGACATCCTTGAGGATGTCGCCCATCTTGTCCTGCTCGAGCCCGGCGAACTGAGCTGCATACTGCATCGCTTGAAGCTGACCAGTCTGCACACCGATCGACTTGGCGAGCCGGTCGGTTTGGGCGACGACCCGTAACTGGTTGGTACCCAACGCGGCCATGCCAGCAACGGAAAGCCCCATCGCGGCGGCGCCGGCTTTCAGAGAAGTGGACAGCGTTTCCCACGAAGCCCCCTGGTCCTTCGTGGTTTTCTTGTTACGTTCCTGGCGCGCATTGAGTTGACGCAGGTGATCGTCGGTCAGATCGATCGCTTTGACCGCCCCCGTGGCGTCGCCTGTCAGCAGCACCGCCGATTCATACTTGCGCGCCATACTTTTCTCCAGGCATAAAAAAACCCCGCCTTGGCGGGGTCAAATTTGATAGGCCGTTTATCTAGGGGGTCGTGGCCAGCTTGTGTATCTCGACGACACTCTCATGGATGCCGTGGAGAATCGTAAAGACACCGGCAACCAAGAACATGGCTAGCGCTTGTGACACAGCAGCCACGATCACCGGAATGTCATAATGTTGACCGGGCGCGGCGTAAGGTAGATCCACTTCATAGATACCGAATTTCGCAATCACGATAGCCGCCGCGGCGGCGGAGATCGCAAACAGGAACCACGATAGCCCCAGCCAGGCAAAGTATTTGCGTTCCACTACCTGATAGCCGCCGTCTGACATATCGCCTCCACGTTTCCGATTGTGATTTACCGCTAACAATAAGCCACGTAGAAACACTCGACACAACCAATCACCGCTTATTCATCACACTCAACGCCCCGGCTTCGATATGCCGGATCTGTTCGAACCGTGCGGGCTGATCTTCGATGCCACGCATGCGCATGACGGATTCCAACGCCGGGTAGTCGATGCCTTGGTGGTGGACGCCTCCCATCCCAGCGATCACCCGCCACTGGGTGGCACAGGCGCCGAAAAGCTCGAACGCTTCGCGGTGGTCCGGCCATAGCTCGGTATCGTTGGAGCGGGCGTAGCGGTTCTTGATGCGTACGCCGATCACTGCGGCTTTTTCCTTGAGGCTCCCCCGGTGCCCACCGCCGGCCCAGCTGGCACCGAGGTCGTTCAGTTTTTTGCGGCGTAGACCGCCCGTCCCTGCTGGGTCGCGAAGAAGCTCTGCACCAGGGCCCGGCGATAGTAGTTGATTTGCAGGATCTCGCGCAGGCCAGCTTCGTCGATTTCGGCCACGGTGCGCTGGTTCTTCTTCGGCGCGTCGCTCTCCTCGAGACCGCGCGGACCTTCGATGCCTTTGCAGTATTCGATGAGCACCTCGGTGATGTCGCGCTTGCTTTCGTCGAGCGCTTTCAGTTCGTCGGCATCCAGCAGCGTCCAGGTGACGTCGTATCCGAGTTGCCCTGCCTGGGGAACTTCGACGTTCATCTCGACGGTGGCGGTGGGTTGTTTGACGATAACGATGCCCATGTTGGGTCTCTCCAGAATTCGGGGCAGGAAGAAGCGCCGACGGCGAGGCCGCCGACGCTTGGCGCAATGGGGTTGCTGTTGAATGGCTGTGATCAGCGGAACGTCAGGGTGTACTCGTCGTCGCCATTCACAGGCAGGAAGCGAGCGTCCATCTGCCAATGGACGTAGCCGTCCTGGTCTTGATCGCTGATCGACGAGAGCTGAACCGCGGGTGCTTTGAACTCGAAGATGTTGCCGGGCTTGGTGCCGTGGACCAGCGCGATCGCGCCCTTCTTGACCTGCTGGTGCGATTCGACCTCAGCAAAGTAATCCTTCGTCGCAAGGTCCGGCGCTTCGATATTGACCTGACCCGTGCTCTGGCGATCAGTGATGTGCGCGCCTTCGCAGTTGATCAGGTTGCGCCAGGTCACGGTGTTGTTCTGCGTGAGAGATAGCGACTGGCCGCACCCCTCGTAGCCGTGCACGCTGAAGTCGCTGGTGTTCTGCTTGTTCACCGGGATCTCGGTGATCAGCTCTTCGTACTCGCCATCCAGCGTGAATGCCTCGGGGCGCTTATAGGCACCCGTCAGGGCGATCTCGATGGTGGGATCGCTGCCGGCGGTCAGGTTGAACGTCGCCGTTCCTCGAGCGCCGGTGATGCGCTGCACCTGGTTATCCGTGATCCAGTAGACGGTCGCCGACTCGAAGCCGCCGGAGACAGGCTGGTAGACGACCTTTCCGGCACCTTCGCCGTCATCGGCTGTAATAGTCTCGGAGTGCCCACTAGCTCGCAGCAGCGCGCCGCACTCGGGCACATCGCCCGGTGCACCGGCGCCCTTCAAGGGCAGCGTCAGCGTTACCTGAGCGTTGGGCCCTGTGTTGATCTGAGCGAAACCGCCGAGTGTCGGCCGCATGCGAGTTCGGTCGGTGGTGTTGCCGCCGTACCGGGTACCGCTGGCATTGGTAAGCGCCAGCATGTTATCGACGGTCAGGCCCGGGTCGACGCCGTACTCCGACTCGACCTTGACCAGCGCGAACGTCTTACGCGTCAGCATTGTGGTTCTCCTTCTTCGCGGGCGCGCTCGGCGCGGTGGGTTTGGCCTTGGCCGGTTTTTCCGCCTTGGCAGCGCTGGCTTTCGGCTTACGCTGAGCTGATTTGGTGCGGTGCTTCAACGTCGGCTCGCCGTCTTTCATGACGTAGCTGCCGCCTTGTCGTTCGGGCATGGTGTTCTCCGGAGGTCAGGTGGGTATGCGACGTTGCCACCGCATGAGTTCGCGCCAGTAGACGTGCCGTCCGGAGACGGCGACCTGCTGGCCGCCTATATCCTCGAGCGGGGTCATGGCGCCAGGTTGCTCCAGGCCGATCAGTGCGCTGACTGCATCAGAACGCAGCGACTCGATCTCCTGTTGATTCGCCACCAGCACGACCGCGACGAATTCAGTCACTGTCTGATGGCGGCACGTGGTGTGCGGTGGCGCTGCTTCACTCGATACGGTGTGAACGAACGCGGCCGGCAGCGAGGGCGTATCGGTCGAGAGCGTGGCGATCTGAATCTCGAAGTGCGCCTGATACTGCTGCTGGTCGTTTTCGTACTCCTGCGCAGCGTCGGTGATCTCGATGGACTCGACGCCAGCGAACGCCGAGACGGCTTGGTCGAGTTGCTGCGTCAGCTGCTGGATATCGGCGAAGCGCGCCGCGCGCAGGGTGACCATGTAGATGTCGACTCGGCCCAGAAGGTAGCCGTCGGCGTCGAGGAAGTTGCGCGCCATCGGTTGGTAGATGGCATTGGGTAGCGGCTCTTTCTCCGGGAGAGTGAGCGGGTAGGCCCGATCGGATACCAACGTATTGAGAAGCTCGGCCATGGTGACCGCGGTATCCGCCAGGCTGGGGTCGGCTTTGCTCGAGAGATTGGCGTCGATGCTCTCGCCGCTCAGACGATCGATGATCTCCTCGAGCATCGTTACACTCCCTTGCGTTTCAAATAGGCGGCCATGCCGTCATAGAAACGGCTTTCGAACTGCGTCTCGTTGCGGGCAAGCGCTGGCGCCATGAACGGTTCAGCGGCCTGCCCCGGGTGGTGATAGGTGTAGGCACGGATATGCGCGAGCCTGCGCTTGAGGTTGTGCGTTCCGCCGATGCGGCGGAACACTTTGCGCGTGCCCGGTTTGACGCCGTGCTCAACAAGGCTGCCGACGTAGGCCTGGCTGTAGCCGTTGACCTTTTTGATCGGCCCGATGCGCACCGCGACCGCGTTCTCGGCCAAACCGAGACGCCCGCGAGCATTCTTCGATAGCGATCGCTTGGCGATGGACTGCTTGAGCGCGCCGGCGTCTTCGCCGGTACCGACAGGCACGAGCTGCTGCATGGTCTCGACAATCGGCTTGCCGGCACTATTCAGCCCAGCGCGGATAGCCCGTTGCTGTAGCTCGGTCTCGAGCCCCGCGAGTCGCTCACGAATCTCAGAAGCGCCCTCCTCGCTGATCTCGAATTCAAAGCCGCTCATGACACATGAACTCCAGCTGGGTGTGATTCATGTTGGTGTCGATCGGCGGGCCGTCGATCTCGTAGACGCGGCCGCCGTAATCGATTCGCCACTCGTTGACGGCAACCGCGGCGAACTCCCGGCGGTACCGGATCCGGATGCGAGTGGTGATCTCGCTATTCACCTGCTGGGCGGCGAAGAACTCGCGCCCACGCAGTGGCTCAACCGAGGCCCAGACAGTAGCGATCTTTTCGAACTCAGTCGTCGCTTGCCCATACTTGTCCTTTGGGCCTTCGACTGGGCGCATCAGGGTGACGCGCTGCTTGAGTTTTCCTGCCTGCATCTCTCACCCCACGGCGTGTCGGCGGTAATCGAACAACATCATCTCGACGCCCATCGGCACTTCGGCGGTGATGGTGCCGATGACCACGCTCTCCCGGTTCTCGTACCAGTGGCCGATGAGCAGCAGGAGCGCGAGCTCGATATCCTCGGGCGTCTTCTCGTAGCCCACGGAGGCGCTGATCGTGACGCACTCGGGCTCGGCGATGGTGGCGGGCCACCGATCACCCCAGCGCGGGTAGAGCCGGTGCGGGTCGTCGCGGGTGTCGAGACGCAGTGCGGTTTCGTCCAACGGCTGGCTGTCACCGCTGGGCGTGATGAATTCGAGCGCGTCGATGCTTTGGACTGGGTACCACGGCAGCTCAATCGCTCGATCCACCGGAGGAAAGCCATCGATGACGAGTGTCTCGGATCGGGGCCGGATGGCGGTTTGCGTGTGTGCCTCGGCGTGCCTATAAGCCGCCTCGATAAACCGCTGCAGCAGCGCGTCCTCGGTGGTGTAGTCCAGGTCCATGCGGCGCTGCAGTTTCACATCGGCCAGGGTCAGCATCGGGCAATCTCGAATTCAGGAATGGGGCCGGCGGCGCGTGCCGCCGGCGATGGATCAGAGGCTCTCGGCAATGCCGCGCTTGACCAGTTCGGCCGCTGTCTTCGGGTCGAAGCCGGCGCGGTCGTTGGGCGCGTAGCGCTGCCACGGGTGCAGGAACTTCACGCGGGTCAGCTGATTGCTCTTGAGGTTGTGCAGCGCTGACTCGGGGCGCACCGCCTCGTTGGCCTTCTGCGCCTGGGACTGCGCGCCAGGAGCCGCCGGCGGCGGTGTCGAGTCGGGCTGAGGATGCGTCTTGGCCTGCCCGGCCTTCTGCACCTCGTTGAGATCCTGTTTCTCGTCGGTGACCTTGTCCGCGGTTGAGCCCGAAACGGCCGTGGCGGCGCTCTCGCCGTTCTGGGTCTGGGCGTTGTCCTGCGGGCTGGCAGTGGCCGCCGGCGTGGAGGTGCTGGACTGCGTGGAGTTGGAACGGGCCATGGTGGCCTCCCTGATTGACGGGGTTGTCGATTACCCGGGCCGGGTGGCCCGGGTCTCTCGGGTGGTCGCGATTACCAGGTGACGCCGGTACCCAGCACCAGGCCTTCCGGATGACGGAACCCGATGTCGTGCTCGGTGACGACGCGGATCAGCGACTGGTTACGCGCAAAAGCGCTGACCAACTGGCCGTTGCCGTCCTTGTAGGTGGCCTCGCGGCTGAAATCGACGATCATGCCGCCGGGCTCGCCGATCACGACGTCGTTCCAGTCGGCGAAGTAGATCTCGGATTCGTTGTTGTTACCGGCGCCGCTGGTATCGAGGTTGGCCGGGATGTTGGTGGTGTGGCGGATCGGGTAGCCCTTGAGCTGGCCGTTGGCCAATTCCGGATACACCTTGTTGCCGTTGCCATCGCGCAGGCCGAACAGCTTCATGTAGGTGCGCGGCGAGAGGCCCCAGCCCGGCTCGGCGAGCAGGCTGTTGCTGTTCATCAGCGCCAGCATGAGCGAGTCGAGATACTCGTCGATGGTTTGAAGCGTGGCGGTACCGGTCCAGGCCAGCGTGCGGCTGGCATTGCGCGCCGTCTCGGCAAAACCGGTCGGCGTGTCGCCAGCGCCGGTGTCGCGAAGGAACGCCTTGTCCTCGCGGCTCGCCATGGAGTTCAGCATGTCGTTCAGGAACAGCTGCTCTGTGGCGAAGCCGGCGCGGCCGATCATCTGGTTGGAGATCGGCACCAGCGTGATCATGGTCTTGGCGTTCAGCTTCACGTCATCCAGCGTCGCATCCGAGGCCAGCACGTCAGTGCCTTCGCCGACATAGCTGGACGAGGCGCCAGAGCTCATGCGCGGAATCGATACATTACCGTTGGGCAGCGGGATGACGCGGGCGCCCAGCGCACGGACGATGGTCTTCGGCCGCAGCAGTTCGATCACTTCGTCGTAGAGGTTCTGTGGGATCAGCGCGCCACCGGATCCGCTGCTGGTTTCGATCGCCATGGCAACGTCGTTATCGCCGATCTCGTCGCGGGCGAACTTGGTGGCCATGTTGATATCGCCCTTAGATGCGGCGATCGACATGGCCATACGCGCAGCCTTGGCGCCCGGGTATTGCTTCAGCTCCGGCTTGGTATGAACGGCCGCTGATTTCACGCCTTGGCTGATAGGCGACGGCACGGGCTCTGCCGATGCGGCGTTCATCCGCTCGGTCTTCTCGAGCCGTTCGATCTGCTGGGTCAGCGAGTCGAACTGGGTCGAGAGCTGGTCGAATTCCTCGAGCTGCTCGGTCGACAGTTCGCCGCCCTCGTTTTCCGCATTCGCGAGTGCCTGCACCTTGCCATTCACGTCGGCGCGTTGGCGGCGGAGTTCTTCGATCTTAGACATGACGTTCCTCGGGGTTTCGTCGGGGCAAAGAAAAGGCGGCCTCTTGGCCGCCTCGGGTACCGCTCCGCCGCGTGGCTAGAGCGTGTTCTGGAGTTTCATGGCGCCGGCTCGCGCGGATACGCTGCCGCGGCGCGGGGCCTGCTGACCGCTGTAGCGGGCAGCGATGGCATCGATGGCTTCCTGCGCTGGCGAGATCTCATCGATCAGGCCGACGGATAGCGCATCCTCGCCGCTGTAGATCCGAGCCTCGGTACCGGTGACGACGGAGAGATCGAGTCCGCGATAGCCGGCCACCGATTCGGTGAACGTGGCATAGGCGCTATCCAGGCGTCGGTCGATCTCGGCGACGGCTTGATCGGTAATTGGCTCGTGCGGTGAGCAGTCGTTTTTATGGGAGCCGCGGAAGAAAGTGTTGAACTTGATGCCCATCTCTTCTTCAGCGCGACTGACTTCATAGGTTTCGATGATCACGCCGATCGATCCGACCATCGCTGTGGGGCTGCAGACGATCCGAGAGCACGCAGCGGCGAGGAAGTAGCAGGCCGAGAAGCTGGCGAAGTTGACCAGCGCGGTAATCGGCTTCGTCGCGGTACTGGCCTTGATGAAGTCCGCCAGCTCCTTGCAGCCCATGGCGGCCCCGCCGCCGGAGTGCATGTCGAGCACGATTTCCTCGACCAGCTCGTGACGAAGCGCCGCGTTGATCCGGGTCCGCAGTTTCTCGTAGCTCAGAACTTCCTGACACATGCCGTCGATCTGGCCAGCCCGTGCAGTCAGGATGCCGTGAATCGGGATGATCGCCAGACGGCCGACGACGCGGAGCTGCTGCATCTCGCGCGCGTCCGGATCACTGCCACCATCCAGTCGCATCGGTAGATCGTTGACGCGCCCGAGCAGGCGCGGCTCGAGTACCGAACGGACGGTCTGCATCAGATCCGGCGTGGCATAGAGTGGCGTGTTGAACACCAGCGATGCCAGGTGTGGGTAGTTGATCAGGTGCGACATAGGATTCCCTCGATGTCTCGCATTTGGTCGGGCGTGGCGTTCAACGATCTCTGCGTCTGCTGCGAGTCGTTCATGTTGAGCGGCGTGAGGTAGCGGTCCCCGCCACCGGCGATCGGCGGCATGTTCTCGAGTCGGCGTATGTCGTTGACCGAGAGCCACCCCCACTGGCGGCCGATTGCGTAGGCTTCGTAGCGGGACTTCTGGTCGCCGCGCAACAGGCCCGACACGTTGAACTCGATGTAGAGATCGCGACGCTCGGAGGGCAGCAGCAGATCGCGACGCATCGCCGCTTCCCAGCGCTTAAGCCAGGGCAGCAGCGTGTAGATCACGTAGCCGAGCGACATCGATTCGATGCCCGATCCCCACGACGTCGACTTGTCGTTGAGCTGCACCATGTGGAGCGGAATCTTGTAGAGGCGGCAGATCTCTTCGACCGAAAATCGCCGGCTCTCCAGGAGCTGGGCTTTCTCGTTGTCCATCGAGAGCTGCTTGTAGCTCATGCCCTCCTGGAGCAACGCGACAGAGAACGCGTTGCGCAGACCACCGTGACGCTCTGCAAACTTGTCGAGCAGTCGATCAACGGCGGCCTGATCCTTGATCGCCGGCTTATCGCTAGGTCGTTCGATCACGCCCGACATGGTGGCGCCACGCTCGAATACAGCAGCGGCGTGCTCCTCGGTGGACATAGCCAGGCCGATGGAGTCGGCGTTACTGGCTATCGGCGAGACGCCGACGAACCCATCGAGCGAGAAGGACTTAACGTGGTGAATCTGGCGCATCGAGACCACTTCATTGATCTCGGTCAGGTGGTAATACGGCAACCCGTCCTGGCCTTTCAGGACCTGCACTTTCTTGGGGTTGATCGGAATCAGCTCGCTGGGGTAGCCGCGCCCATCCCGCTCGATCAGCGAGTAGTGATTGCCCTCAAGCCCTAGCGCCCCTTGGCCCTGCTCGAAGTACTCGAACGATGAGTCCTTCTGATTGGGCTGGGAGTGCAGCAGGTCGTAGACCGGGTGATCGCTGGCCCGCTCTCGTCCGCCGTCATCCGTGCGGCGGTAGAGCTCGCAGGGAAGCTGCGCGACCGATTCCGCCAGTAGTGTGACGCAGGCTCGAAGCGCGCCAACGCGCAGCGCGGTGTCACTCGTGACCGTGGCACCGGCTGAGGTGCGTGTGCTCTTCATGCCGCCAACCCAGCTCGTCCAGTTGCTGGGCTCTTTCTGAGGGCGTTGCCTTGTGCTCTGGAACATGCCGGGAAGGAACATTAGCCGCCCTCCCCAGCCGGTTCAGGGTGACGCCGGGCGCTAGTCCTTGCGGCCAGCCACGACCAGGTCAGGCATAGCACGCCGGCGACGATGTACCCCGCCGGCGCCGCGACCAGCCAGGCGCCGAACGACACCAGCCCGGCACCGATGAGGCCGATCAGGAAAATCAGAATGGATGTCAGCATGTCACGTCCGAGGTGTCGTAGATGGATTCGTCGGGCTCGTCGTTTTCGGTGAGCACCGCGCGCCCCAGCGCCATCAGGATGGCGATCGGGCCGTCGATCTTGTTCTCCGGCTTTTCCTTCCGGGGATAGATGTTGTCCTTGGCATCGGCCTTGGCCACGACGTTGGACGCCATCCACGTCAGCACCGGATCACAGCTATGCCGCCAACGCCCGCCGGTGATCGCCGCTTCCATCTCGCGCATCGCCGGGCTCATGTTCTGCACGGTGTTGCGGTACTCGACGATGTCAGCGCCGTCGCTCATGAGCTGGTGCGCGAGTTGCGTTGCCCGCCAAGGGTCATAGGCGATCTCGTTGATCTGGAAGCGCCCGGAGAGATCCTTGATGTCTTCGCGGATGACATCGAAGTCGAGCTCCTCGCCATCGGTGATGATGAGGTCGCCGGAGTTCACCCAACTTTCGTAGGCGGCGCGGTTGTTGCTGGCGCGCTCGATGGCGCCCTCGGGCAGGTAACTGCGAACGAAGGCTGTCCAACGCGTCTTCATGCGACCGTTCTTGTCCTCGACCTCGTCGCGGAAAAGCAGCGCGATCGCGGCGATGTCTGTCTTGCTCGCCAAGTCGACGCCCAGCCAGCACTCACACCCCTCGAAGTCGTCGAGCGTCAGGCTGTCGTCGCCGGCAGAATGCCAATCGGCCATGTTCAGCCAGGCCGATCGGGCGCTGACCCAGATATCGAGGTGCTTGGTCAGGAATGAGTTCTGACGGCTCGGGTAGCGGACGGCGTCGCGCTGCGCTTTGAGCAGGAATTCCTCGGAGACGGAGATGCCGAAATTCGGGTTGGCCTTGCGCAGCACCGTCGGATCCTGCCAGTCATCACCTTGGTCGACCGTGTAGATGATCCCGAACAGCTCGTCGTTGGGCAGCGCACCGTCGAGCATCTGCTGGACCTGGCGACGCTTGTCGTAGCAAGGGCCAGCCGTATTGAAGCCGGCGGTGGTGATGATGAACATCAGCGGCTGGTCGCGGGCACCCATGCCGGTCGACATGGTGTCGTAAAGGTTCGGGTTCTGGTGCTCGTGAAACTCGTCGACCAGGGCACAGCTCGGCGACGAGCCGTCGCCGGGATCACCGATCAGCGGTTCGAGACGGCTACCGTCTTCCGGGATCGAGATGTTCTTGGCCATGATCTCAATGCCCGCGGCGCTGATCAGTGCCGGGGACTTCTGCAGCATCAGGCGCGCCGGCCGGAACACTTCCCAGGCCTGCTTCTCGGTGGTGGCACCACAGTAGACCTCGGCGCCATATTCACCGTCCGCGCAGAGCATGTAGTTCGCGACGCCGGCGGCGATCACCGACTTGCCGTTCTTCCTGCCGACCTCGACATACGCCTCAGTGAAACGGCGAAGCCCCGACTTCTTTCGAAGCCAGCCGTAGATCACGCAGAACAGGAACTTCTGCCACGGCTCCAGCTCGACCAGCTTTCGCTCTCGCGCCCATCGCCCTTTCGTGTGCGGCAGTAGCTGGATGAAAACGCACACCGACTCGGCGGCGTCCTTATCGAAGCGATAGCGGAATGCTCGGCCCTTGGAGGCGATCAGGTCATCGAGATGACGCTGGCACGCCTGCCGCACCTCCTTGCACGCCGGGATGCGGCCAGCCACAACGTCCCGAGCGTACTTGTTCGCGGCATTGACGTTGGGATAGCTGGCCATGTGTCGTCATCGCTTCTTGCCCACCAAGGCGGCGAATGGATTGGCGGCGTCCTTGGCGCCCGGTACCGCGAGCCGCGCACGGCTTGCGGGATCCAGACCAAGGGCGCTGCCGAACGTGTTCATCTGTTTGAGCGCTTCGTTGGCGACAGTGCATGCGGGGTTTTTCACCACGCCGCCCATCGGGCTATCGACGACGAGACCGTGCCGGGCGATGTTCTCCTCAGCCTGGCGCCACCGGTTGTAGGCTGCGCAGTAGGCCTCGAGGTTGGCGAGATCCGAGTCGGTCAGAATCTTGGAACTCACCAGCCAGGGGCCAACGCGCTCCCAAATCTCGACACCAATTTCGGAGAGCCACTCGGGTGGCGGCGGTACCTGGGTGAGCGAGTCGGCGACGGGCTCGTCATGGTTGATCGCCCGCTTGCCGGCATTGCCCTGAACCGCCTTCAGGTGGCTCGGCTTGGGCTTGCGACCTCTTGTCATTTGGCAATTCCTCTCGCCGAACCTGATTTTTCAATTTCGCGGGTATAAAAATCGAATGGAGGCGGCGGTGTCCGGGCTCGAAAAGCCCTGAAGTTTTGACCTCCCCCTCCCCACGGCGAAAATCGCGCACCAGTTCGGTGCATTCGCAGCGGATCCGGCCACCCCCGGTCACCCGCGCCCTGCATGCGCCTCTCGCGCCGTCTTCGCCTTGTGGCATGGCGAACAGATCGCCTCGAGGTTGCTGTCATCGTCGGTGCCACCAGCCTCGACGTTCACGATGTGATCGACCTCTGTCGCTGGCATCACTCGTCCAGCACGCAGGCACGTCTGGCACAGGCCCTGGTCACGCTGAAGGACGCGATCGCGGATTCGGCGCCATGGCCGGCCACCACGACCGCTCTTGCCATTCCGTCGCTGCGTCCAGCCGGTGGCCTTGTCGACGTGCTCGTCGCAGTAGCCGCGTCTGGCAGTTGTGGTGTTACGGCAGCTGGGGGAACGGCAGGGACGAGGCGGTGAGGATGGCATTGGCATTCAGATCTTTGGTGGCTGGCCGAAAAAGAGGGAATCACCCAACATTGAGCGCACTTATGACTGAGATTCTGGAGAAGTTAATACCCCTTCTATTCGGCGCAGGCGCTATCTATGGCATACCCAAGCTTTTTCTTGTGAACCTGCCTGATTGGCGTGAGAAGCGATGGCGCTTTGATAAGGAACGGTTCGATAACTTCAAGCAATGCGCTTTTTCATACATCTACTCCGACCGTGAATCTCACCGTCAGCGTGTTGAATTCGAGTATGCGATTAAAGGTTTTACTAATAAGCCGATAAAAGCGGAAATCGCCGCGCGAACACTGCTAACCCCAGATTTCCAGGAACTTATCCGATGCCTCGCCAAGGAAAACCAAAACGTTGTCTTAGATGCGGGGGTTATTAGGCGCAAATCTCTTCGAGGAAAGCTGAAGAATCTCCCGGACGACAACAAGGTAAAACGCCTGTGGAAATGGGCATTATGCTTCTACACACTATCCTGCATCTCGTGGATAGCTTCTTACCTACTTTGGGCGTTCAGGGAAAATCTGGATCAATGGAATCTGCCGACAGCTCTGATTGCATTTATTTTCCTGCTTTCTCTCGCCACGCCACTCTTAACTGCCAACCTCGCTGAAGCTGCAGCGCGCTCCGGTCGACTCAACAAGCTTAGGGCTTTAAATGAAGTCGCTTGGCCGCCTACCGGTGACATAAGCTGACCAGCATCCCGCGCATCACGAACGCCCAGTCGGTCAGTTGGCGCTCGCGATCCTGTAGCAGCCAGTAGTCATCGTCGGCCAGGCACTGCAGCTGGCTCGACTGGATCACCGGCAGCACCGGCATCGGCGGCACCGTGCACTCAGGGCTGGTCGGTGTCGGTGCTGTCGTCGCGCAACCGGGGATCGCCGAACAGCTCAGGGCGAACACCAGAGCGACGCTGTGCCATCTGTTCACGTTCGACCTCCCTTGCCTGTGCCTGATCAGCGCGCTGGCGCTCATCGATTCGTCGTTCGACTGCTCGCGCCGCCTCGACGCCTTTGGTCCTCGCCCTGGCCTTGTCGAGCTCGTCACGGGCTGCATCACGTTGCCCCTGGGTACGAAGCCCCCAAGCGGTGAGCAGACCGACGACTATGGACACACCGGCAGCCAGCCAGCCGTATAGCCGACTCATTGGAGACGGCTCCGGATGTACTCGTCGATGGCCTTCTGAGGGACCAGACGTGCGATGGCGCCAGCGATACCCACCACGGACGCCAGCACCGTGTAAGCCCACTCGGGTAGCAGGCCTTCCCAATGCGGCAGCACGTCATGCAGCGCGAAGATCAGCGTCGAGAGGATCGCAAGCCGCACCGACCACAGCTTGTGTGCCTTGCGTGCTTCCGGTACCAGCTTCATCGCTCTCGCTCCGTTCTCAGTTGCAGCTGCCCAGTCCAGCCCTCTGCGGTGGTCATGTTCGTGGTCTCCTGGCACGCAGTTAGCCGGGCGTCCGCTACGCCAATTCGATATTGCAGATCGCTGAGCTTCTCGCGTGCGATGTTGCGTTCGGCCTCGTACCCGCCCGCTTTCCGTTGCTCTTCGATCAGCGCATACCACAGCCCATACCCAACGGCCTGCTGGCTCGACTGATTGCCGTCGAGACGTTGATAGGCCTTCGAGGTCTGATATTGCGAGTAGAGCGCGAAAGCGAAGCACAACGCCGCGACCAGCAAGTGCGAGCGGCTACTGCGGCTCAACGATCGCCACCATCGGCTAATCATTTGCGCCTCCCGGGCAACCAACCAGTGAGATTGTCGAGCAGCTTATCGATGCGCTTCTCGAAACCATGAACGCCGATATAGCCGAGGAAAGCTGCGATAAACCGGCCGGTTTCTTCTTCGTAACCGTAGTGCTGAATGATCGGCAGGCTGGTCCATGCAAGAAACGTCACCATGACGGTCTCACCCCATCGCTTGGGATTACGAAGACCGCCCGAGGTGATGACACGTACCGCCGACATGAAGGCTGCACTTAGCGCGACCTTCTGCTCTGGCTGCTGTAGCCAATCGGCCAAGGCCAGACCCAAGTGCGTGATGTAGTCCGGCATCGGTTACCCCAGCGCGTTTGAGTCGTTATGCCTTTCGTTTCGTGTCTCTGAAGATCAGCACCCACAGCGCAATCATGAAGAGGTTGAATAGCGTTCGGCCTATGATCGTTCGGATATCCAGTGCCAGATTCAGCAGCCAATCGGCACCCCGGAAGGCCAGAAGCCCGGCCAGAGTTGCCAGTAGGACGTGGATGACGAACAGCACCCAACTGTCCCGAATCTTATTGAGCGAATAGACGCATTGACCCAGCAGCCCAAGCGCCAGAACCACGTTCATCACTGCCATTAGCTGAGAAATCATGCCGCCTCCTCTGCCTGCCAGACATCACGTGAATTCGTCGCCCGCTGCCCTTCGATCAGCATTGCCTGCACTCGCTGGGCCGCTTCGTCCTTCGTGATATGGCCATCCGTGTTGGCATCGAGCCCGGCATTCTGCCGATACGCCGTGGTGCCATCGGTGAAGATCACCGAGCCGCCAGGGCGTGAGACATAGGACGGCATCAGGATGGCAAGGTACATGTCCGGCAGCGTGTTGATGCGAAGCCGGTAAGGCTCGAAGTATCGGGCCACGTAGTCGAGCTGCTCGACCGCCGTCATCGCCCCCAGCGCCTCGGTCGTCGTACCCAAGCCGATAGCGGTGCGCGGCATGAACTGAATCAACCCGGTGGCACCGGATCCCGCCAGGTTCTTCTGGGCGGGGTCGAACGTCCGTCCGGTCTCGAATGCCATACAGGCCATCAGCCAATTGACATGATCGAGGCCCCAGCCGAACCGAGCCGCCAGCTCGAACAGCCGATCGATGAACGCATCCGAAACATGAGCCCCCCACGCCAGACGAACGCGCAGCGGGTATCTGCCGCCGCCGATCAGTGCGACGTCGCGAAGAAACTGCATGGGGAACTCCAGGCAAAGAAAAGCCGCCAGCGAGGGCGGCAAGATCGCGCAGCAAACCAGGTGGCGCGAATAAGTTGCCACCCATGCCCGGGGAACGCGTGGGGAGCACGTGGAGCTGGGCACAGGCGGCGAACGGGGTCAGAAACGACCGCGCCCCGAACGGTCGTAACCGATCAGGGCGCAGGAAATACAAGCTTAGCTGAATAGTACTTACAAGCGGTCATGGATACAACATGTAGTGTCCATGTTATTTTACCTATTCATTGACCCCTTAAAATTCAGAGTCGCCGGACAGCGGAGAAGACATGGTACTTGGAGCAATAACAATCATGATTGCCGTCGTGGCCGGGATTATCATGTCTAACAAGTACAGTGATAAGCCTCGTAGCCGTAGTGCTAACAACGCACTGGCAACAGTTCTTTTCGTGATAGGCGTTATCGTGGTTATCGTATTGGTGTTGGGGCATGCAATATTACGACCCATTGGCCAAGTTTAGCGGTCATGCCGTCAGCCTAGCCTGTTCACCCACGACCAATAACAACGACTTCCGAGCATTCTTTGCAGAGTTGCGCAGCGCCTCAGCCGTCTGAAACACCGTTTGCCCTGCCCCCATCGGATAACCCAGCCGCGTCATGATGATCCGCTGGGCCCCGCACACCTCCCCCTGGGTCAGCCCGCGGCTGCCCTGCTTGATCGCCTCGAGCAGTGCCCGATCGCCGCCAGCATTCAGCGCCCAGCGCTGCTCGGGTATCGCATAGCCAGTCAGCAGCAGCGCCATCCTCTGACGCTCGTTGACGTGCCCGAGCAGCGCCTTGGCCATGTTCCGCCAGCGGCACGCATATCGGAAACGCTCGGCGGCCTCCATCACGTGGTCTACCCTGCCAGTTACGCCGCCACCACCCACACCCGGCGCGATCGTGCTCACGTTGTGATGGCCCAGGTTCAGGTGCCGGTAATCGATCCGCCATTCGATCTCGACCTCGATCAACTCATCCAGGCACCGGCGCAAGGCCCGCTCTCGTAGTGCGCTCTCTGCCGGCTCACGACGAATCACCGCCAGCAGTTGATTGATCCCCATCAGCTCCAGTTGCCGCATCATTCCCTCCAGTTGCTCCCCAGCGTTACTCGAAAACCTCACGCGCCCACCCACCGCCATCTTTCTTGGCGCACTTCTTCACGGCAATGAAGCGGAACGGGAACATCTCAGCAGCAACCTTGATCTTCACCCGCCCATCGTCGCGCCAGAACCCCTTCACTTCATGGATCTCCATGAGCCCATCAGCACGCATGACATTGAAGTCGGGCGTATACCGCGTGTTGTCGGCGAGTTTGAAAGTCATACCCTCGAAGGCGTACCAGACGATATCGCCGGACTGCTTCATCGCCTCGAGCAGCTGGGCGTAGGCCGCTTCGGTCTTGTTCATGGTGCCGGCCTTCATTCGACCGAGCGCGAGATCTCGACTCATTTAAGTACATCCATCAGCTACCCCTCGCCTGTCGTCGTTCCCATGCCTGGTAGTCGGCCACGATGCGATCGAGCATCCGGCGTGCGTTATCGTTCGTGTCCAGCTCTCGGCGACTCTCGATGTTGCAGGCCTGGCGGACCGTATCGGCGACGTCCTCCTCGGTGTGCGTGCCATCGGGTAGCTGCTCGGAAGTTAGGCTGTGCCGCTGGCGCTTCCGGTGATCGAGATACAGCCGAAAGCGTGGATTGGTGCCTAGCAGTGCCGCCCGGCGTGCCTGGGTGCTGCTGTTCCGGATCATCGGCCAGACTCCCGGCGGCTCTCGCAAAGCGTGCAGATGCTGGATCCGGGGGCGAAGCCCAAAGCAACCCGCGACTGACCGCAGAGCCCGCAATGTCGGCGAGCAGGCCGACGGCGGCGCGGGCGATTGGATGGAGTTGATCGCGTCACGCCGCTTCCTCCCCGAGCACCTGGCCGACACTCTCCGGCCACTTGAGTTGCTGCACCGCCACGCCGTCGCCGTGCTTCTTGCCGGTATCCATCATTCGGCCGCCAGCGGCACGCCCCCGATCGGTCATCACCCAGTAGGCCTTGCCTTTGGCGTCCCGTTCCTGGCGTTGGTAGCCCAGGTCGCGAAGCGCTCGATTGACGGCAACCGCGCTCATATCGAACGGCAGGCCCAGTTCGGTCGGCGTCATGTATCGCTCGTTGACCGGGCTGAGGAGGTGAGTCGCGCCCAGCTCGCCCAGCAGGTTGACGCCGGTACGCTTCTGCACGGCCTGATTGACCGAGAGCAGACGCATGTTGTCGTCGAGCCCGAGCGCCCTGGCAGCGCCGTCGAGCACACTGGCAATAGCGGATGCTCGGGAAAGCGCCGTCGTGTCATCCATCGCCACCGGCGCCGGATTGGCGTGAATCTGATCGCGCATCTCGTAGAACGTGCGCACCAACCGTTTCTTGAACGCCCGGACGATGTCGCTGTTGCGCATGAACGTCAGCAGCAGGGTCGATTGCGGTTCATTGAGGCTGGCTACCTCTCGGCGCTGGGTGCCACCGCTGGTCGTGAAGGGTTGGATTTCAAATCGGACCCTTCCGAAGTCCTCGAGATCGGCCTGGTGTTCGCGCACAAGGCGAATCACCGAGGCGTGGTCACGATCGACACCGTCGGCAATCGCGATGGTGGTGGTCAGCAGCTCGCCGGCATCTCCGGCAATCACAATATCCGTCATCCTCACGCCCTCCCCGTGGCGGCTTTCAACATCGCCAGCCCCTGACTGGCATTCATTCGATGCGGCAGGCCGGCGGCCTCTGCCTGCTGCTGGGCGGCCTCACGGCTGGCACGTTCCGCCAGATCGGCGCGATTCCGCGTTGCGTCGTTCTCGATCAGCCCCTGGGCCTGTAGCGGCTGGCCCGCCATCACCCGGTTGACCAGCGCGCCGTACTCGCGAGCGAACCGCTTTTCCAGCCGGGCGCGGACGGTCTGCGCCGTGGTGCTGTGGATCTCCCGCCAGCCCACTGTTTGCCCTGCCATCTGCACCGCCTCGTGGCTCCAGCGCCATTCGCTAGGGGCGTGGCAATGGGCGCAGGCCTCATGCCAAGCCGTGTTGACGGTCGGCAGCCCGACGTCTTCCGGGCGTGGCTCGCACAGCCCGGCAAACGCCACCGGCTGAGGCGGCCATACCTCGTCGCCGCTCTTGGCCGCATCGCGGACCTGCTGGCGGAGACGCGCCAGACCCAGCTCGATATGCCGCTCGCTCAAGTGGCCCAGTTCCGCCAGCCATGAACCGTCGTCGTAGGTGCCCCACTGGTGCGAGAACTTGCTACCGAACAGCTGGCCCATGGCGTCGAACAGGTGATCGACGTTTCGCTCAGTGACCGGGGCGCCATTCGCCGTCGAAGCACTGCCCGCCGGCTGGCTGTTCGCGTTGCTGGCGGTCTCGTTCGCGCGCCTCGGCAGCTGTGAGACGACGTGCGGGAGTACGTTGGCTGCCGTTCGCATGACGGGCACCTCCGGTCGGTTTCGTGTGGGATTGGCTCAGGTCGCGGCGGAGCCAGTCGACGAGCTTCTGGGTCCAGGCCATCGCGCCGTAGCGACGGCCGCTGTCAGCATGGTGGGCGGTGAAGTTCGCCAGCTGGGCAGCGGATGGCTGGGTGTCGGATCGAAGCCCGGCACGCAGACATGCCGCAGCGAACTGTTCGGGATCGGGTTGCCAGTCGAGCGTCATCGGGAACTGGCGAGCTCCACCGGTCAGCGGTTCGCCGTCGTCGGCCAGCTGCGAGTAATCGAACAGCGCATCCGGCCCCGCGGTGTGAGTGTTGGGGTTGGTGGTAGATTCAATGGCAGATTCAAGGGGTGACACCGGTGTCACCCTCCCCCTGTCAGGGCTGTCACCCCGGGGTGTCAGATTGTCACCCTCCCCCGAGTTGGTAGAGGTAGTGGGGGTGTCAGATTGACACCCTCCCCCAACGGCCAGCCGATACCGGTTCGATTGCTGCCGACCGGTCTTGTCCTGGCGGCTTTCGACCACCACCAGACCACGCTCCTCGAGGAGATCGATGGCTCGCTGGACGCTACGCTTGGAACAGCCCATCTCCTCCGCCATCGTGCCCAGCCCCGGCCAGCAGACGTGCTGCTCGTTGGCGTAATCCGCCAGCAGCATCAGCGCCAAGCGCGATGGGGTTTTAACGTCAGTGGGCAGCGTCTTGAGGGACTGACGCGCCCAGCTCATGGCGAGAAGGCTCATGCCCTCACCTGCCCCATGGCGTCGACGTCATGCCAGTGGATGAACTCGGTACCGAGTGCGATGGCGTAATAGCGCTTTTGCTCGCGGCGGTGCCAGGCTTTGGCCTTTTCGATCCGAGCGGCAGCATCCTTGTCGAAGGGCTCCGTCAGCTCGAGCAGCGCAAGCATCGCAGCGTGATGACGAGCGCCAGCCGTAGCGATCTTCACGCGGCGTGCGTTGAAGTCGCCAGGCTCACCCGAGAGCCTCGCTTGAATGCTTGCCTGCTTGTGGGTTTCGTCGAGCAGGTCGTCCCGCGTCCAGCTCGAGTAATCCGGAATGTGTACTGTCATGGTGTGCTCCCCCGAGACATTCCCGAGATCGACACGCGGACGATCTCCGGGCGATAGAGGGCCATGCCGCCAGCGGTTACAGTGGGAGTTCTCACACAACCGACTGAAGGACCAACGACATGACCGAAAGCAAAGGTGAAGCGCGGCAGCGCTACCAACTCGAACAGAAGATCTATGAAACCGAGGCCGACCAGCGCTATGTCTTGGCACGCTTTGGCGATCACATTGCCAAGAGGGAGGAATATCGATCGAGAGACCTGAACGGCATTCACGCCCTGCGGTTCTACCTCATGCAGAAGCATCACTGGACTCCTGCAACGGTGCTGGCGATGAGCGATGACCACATCCGCTTTGCTTTGATTGAAGAGCGTGAAGGCTGGACCGTGCCTCCAGAAGCTCGGCCATAAGGTCGTCACCTTCACGGCGCGCCTGTTCAGCGTTGAGTAGCAACAGGCGCGCCTTGAGGCCATGCACCTCAGCATCCGTTTCGTGGAAATCTTTCATGTCGTGCTCCCCTACCCCTGTATGAAAAACCACCCCGGTCAGTGGGCGGTTTCACAGTGCGGTTGACTGGTAACCTGGGAGTCAGATGAAGATGGCTGATCAACCAGCTCGGGCCACATCACCATCCAGTCCTTGGGACGCAGTTGCTTACGGGTCGCCCGGCCATCGGTGGCTCGTTCGACGAGAGCAGCTGTCTCAACGGATGCTGTCTTGTGGCCATAGCCAATCAGGCGCAGGTAAGCGCGAGTCGTGCCTGTGGCCTTGATCTGCTGGTCGCTGGCTTGCTTGAGCCAGATCAGCAGGCTATCGATCCGTGTCTTCATCGGTGGCTCCAATGGATTTCCCACCAATGATTACCCATGGGTAATGCACAAATCAATACCTGCGGGGAATTTACCTGCAAGTAACGAATAGCGGACTATCACCGCATGGATATCTACGACATACGCCGCACTAACCTCCAGTCGCTTCTGGATGACCGGTTCAAAGGCAAGAAAGCTCGACTTGCCGACGCTATAGACCGCCAGTCCAGTTACGTATCTCGATGCTTGTCGACCGGAACCCACCGGAAGCGCATTGGCGAGGACTTCGCTCGTCACGTAGAAAAGGCGCTGGGGCTGGCAAACGGCTGGTTAGATCATCAGAGTGGAGTGAATGAGCCCAGGGCTACCTACGGTCGTCCAGCCAGCGATAATGAGCTGACTTTCACCGAGAACATGGACCCTTGGGACCGATCCGAGCCGATCGCTGACGACGAGGTAGAGCTCCCGCTGTATCGCGAGGTCGCCTTATCTGGCGGTGGTGGGCGAACCCAGGTAGTCGAGAACAACGGGGCGGCGTTGCGCTTTAAGCGCAGTACGCTCAGGAGTGCGGGAGTGACGAAGGAGTCAGCGGCTTGTGCCTTCGTCGAAGGTGAGAGCATGGAGCCCATACTGCCGAATGGTGCTTCGGTGGGCGTAGACACCGCCGACAAGCAGATAAGAGACGGGAAGATGTACGCGATCGACCATGACGGCCTGCTGCGGGTGAAATTCTTATACCGACTGCCTGGCGGCGGGCTTCGGATCCGCAGCGCCAATCCGGATAAGGTCGAGCACCCGGACGAAGATCTCGGCGAAAACTGGCCCGAGAAGGTCAACATCATCGGCAAGGTGTTTTGGTACAGCGTGCTGCTTCACTAAATATAACGACCTAAGTAATGACCAAAAGAAAAGCCCGCCTCGATACACCGAGTTGGGCTTTTCTCCGTTCTCAATTTGTCTTTCAATCGCCAAGCGAATCCTAAGCGATTGATTTTTCAGGATTAAAAATACTGTAAAAATATCCACAGGATATCTACACAGGAATCCTACATCTATGCTTGGAAAACCCTTTGGCTACCATATATAGTGTTTCTTGTAGGTAACGCGTTGCCTACGAACGGAAAAGGGCCCCGCTCCGCTGAAAGCTTAGGGCCCTTAAAAGCCAACGGGTCATGGGAACCCGTAGGTGGTAAACAAAAAGGCCTTGAATCAATACGTTAGGTGTTGTCGCACCAAACTGATTCAAAACCCAATGTTTGCTTACCTATGTACATCCTAGATGAGGCTATCGTTTGACACAATATGCGGCATAAGACGAGAAACGCATAAGCGATGGGCTAAATCGATGTATTGGAGTTCCATGACCATCATGAAGGTAATGATAGTCATGAAGACGAAGAAACAACCTGCACCACCTGAAGTACGTCGCGCAGCCCGGCTAATGAGGAAATGGAGGGATCGCTGTCGCCAGCCTCCTCCTCTCGGTCCTGACGGCCAGCCCAGCCTGTTCGACTAGGACACAAGCCAATGAGCCCGCCTTCATGGCGGGTTTTTTGTACCTGCCTCAAAAATAATTACCCCCAGGTATTGACCAATATATTACCCATGGGTAATAGTAATCCCACGACAACAGAACATCGTGGGTAACGACATGAACCAGGTCACGCAGGACCACCAGACAATCGAAGCATTCGGCTATCGCTGCCGAGTCGGCCGCCAGGCTGAAGGCTTCCCCACCATCAAGCAGGCGCACGTCATCGCCGGAATCGCCGCCGGGATGACCCAGAAAGAGATCGCCAAGCTGCGCGGCGTGTCTCCCGCCACCGTGAAGAGCACCGCCGAGACCCTCTACTTCTGGCTTCATGCCCAGCGCGCCACCGATGCCGTCGCCAAAGCGATGCGCCGCGGCTGGATCGCCCCGCTGCTTCTGGCTCTCACCGTCAGCGCCATTTCTCCCGATGTTCACTTGCAGCGCCCGCGCTCCAGCGGCACGCGCTACAGCATCAGCCTGACCAAGCTGTCGCGTCGGCAGGAGTCGTCTGACATCGCAGGAATCGCGGCATGATCGGCGCCACCACCTTCTGCTACCCGGCCCACCAGGTCAGTGCCGCCTACGACGAGCACATCTGCACCGATGGTGTGCCGGACATCGAAACCAAGTACCTCGCCCGGCCACGGGAGAACGGCACGCCGAGCACCGGATATCGTCCAGGGTTCTACGTGCCGAGCAATAACCGCCTGATCGTCATTATCGATCGCTGCTACGGCCGCGAGGGCAACGCCAAGGCGTGGATGGCCGACCAGATCCGCATGACCGCTATCACCCGCAAGCGCCAGAAGGAGAACACGACATGCGCCAACTGATCACCAGCCCCCTGGCGGGCGTTGCCAGCGGCGTCATCACGCTGGGCCTGCTCACCGCCGCGTCCGTTGGTCTCCCCGGACCGAGCGACTACGAGGTGCAGCTGATGCAGCAGGACCGCTACTGCGAAAGCGTCGCGACCTGGAACGCCGAAGCGGCACGCGGCGTGGCACCCAGCCGCCGCTACGGGCACCCGGATTACGACGGCATCGCCACCGACGTCTGCGCCCCGACGCTCTCACCGGTCGACGGCAGCGCCTACTCCAGCAACTGAACGACGCAGCCGCCAGCGGATGGCGGCCTGTATCCGAGAGCGCCTACCGGGCGCTGCCTGATGCAGTAGCTCTTTAACAACTCGGACCCCACGCAGTGCTAGCGGTGCGTTATCCGCTGGCCATCGGAAAAGGCTCCCAATGGCTGTCATGCCTACTCGTTGAGCCGAGAGCGTTTCCCGATGGATGAGGGCTAACTAGGCCTAAACAGCTAAACGTCATACCTATCCTCAAGACTAAACAATCACAGAACATCCTGATGCAATTCCCCGACTGCCATTGTAATGGCATCCTTACCTTTGGTGTCGTATCCAGTAGGCCCAAGTAGGAACTCTCCAAATTGAACAATCGAATTTAATTCCACTAAAAAGCTCTCTAGCTTTGAGATGTGACGATAAGGTTCATAGTTCTCAAAAAAGATAGGCAGCGAGTCAAACTCTTCAAATAGCATAGGAATCGAAACCTTGGATTGCCTGGGGATAAAGTTGATTAACTTCGAAGCACGAGCCATGCGGCATAGCTCATCTTTCAAAAGCTCATTATCAATTTTATCTTTAGCTAACTCCGTCTTGATTCCGATTATTGCAGCATAGGCCATCCTGACGGGATTCTCGCTACTCATTTCAGAATAACAAATTGTGTAGGACATTGATCTTGGGGAGTTGCCAGGAAATATGCGTCCATAAAGCACAGAACTATCCATCTCCTTTAGATCGAACTTATTCTCAAGCTGATGACAGAACTTCTCAAACTCTTCCCTATGCTTAAAATAATTTGAAAAGTTGTTATTCACGCGCATTTCCTCGATCTGATTTTTAGTTTGATCAGATCGATGCGCCGATGCCACAAGCGCAACGCCTGGAAAAACGAGAGCGACAATACCGATGGGCACTTTGAAGATACGAAGCAGACCATTTAGGCCATCACTACCCGGGACATAATACAAGGTAGTTGTTAGAACGATATATACACCAACAAACATGGCGCCAAATAATGGAGCCGCAAGAGCAATCCAAAAAAGTGGAAGTTGGAATAAAGATCGATTTCGAGTCACACCCACCTCAACTATGAATTCATCAGCTTCAATCTTAGCGAACCATCAGCGCAACAGCGAGCGCCTGACACGCCGGGCACTCGCCTTTGTGCTGCCCGCTATCCGGAGGCAGCCATGCAGGTCTATCTATCCGTGCGACGGCATTGCCGCTGCCGAATCTGCGGCGCCCGCCAGACGAAGCCCAGGCATCCAGACGAGTACGTGATCGGCCCCGTGTGCACCAGGTGCGGCCGCCGGAACACGCTCCGGATCGACAAGTGGGCGGACTCGAAACCGTGGCGCCGCGATACCTGCCGCTGCGACGGCTACCACGTCCCGCATCGGCGCGGCTCGCTCTGGTGCTACCACAACCCAGCTTACCCGGTAGACGAAGACCGCCGGCTGTTTGCCTGAGGAGGCCGAGATGACCGAAGCCACGAAAGACAGCGACCTGAATATCAGCGCGGATGCAGAAGCCCTTCTTATTTCGATTGGGGTTGATGCACTAAGGCAAGCCTGCGAGACGGGGCGCTCCTACGGTCTATGTGCCGTCAAAGTCACGAATGAAAAAGCTTTCCTCAAAGGCCTGGTGCAGCAACTGAAGCACGAGGATGAAGACGGATCGACTCCGGTGCATCACCTCTTCGACCAGGCCGTAACGCAGATGCTCGAAGACGGTGACGAGGGAATCGAAGAAGAAGAGGACGACTGACATGTGGTTCAAACACCTTCACCTTTACCGCCAGCACGACGCCGAGGCGATCGCGCTCGAAGACCTCGAAGCCGCCCTGGCCGAGTTCGCCTTCCGCCCCGTATCGCCACGAGAGGCGCGCCGCGTCGGCTGGACCACTCCTGCCGGCAAACGCAGCACGGTCCGCGTCCACGAAATCCAAGGCCACCGCCTCATTGCCATGCTGCGCCAGGAGCGATTGCTCCCCGCCGCGGTGGTCAACGAGGAAGTGGCCGAGCGCGCCGAGGCCCGCGAGCTTGCCGAATGCCAGCCGCTATCCCGCCGGGAGCGCCAGCTACTCAAGGAGCAGGTGCTCGAGGAACTGCTGCCCCAGGCATTCACCCGGTCGCAGCGTGTCGAGCTCTGGTGGGACACCACCCGCAACCTGATCGGCATCAACGCCTCCAGCCGCAAGCGCGCCGAGGAAGTGCTCGACCTGCTCCGCCAGACGCTGGTCTCGCTCAAGGTCACACCGCTGGCCACCAAGACGCCGCCAGGGCGAGGCATGACAGCCTGGCTATCCGATCCCGGTCAACGCCCCGCCAGCCTGCTGCTGGGCGACCGGGTCGAGCTGCGCGCCGCCGAGGACGACGGCGTGATCGGCGCCCGCGCCGTCGACCTCGACAGCGAAGAGATGCAGAGCCTGCTCGAAGGTGGCCGCCAGGTCAGCCGCTTGAGCCTGGGCAGCGAAGGCCAGCTGCGCGCCGTGCTGCATGACGACCTCGCGCTCAAGTCCCTCCAGTTCGACGACGCCCTACTCGACGAAGCCAGCCAGACCGACGACGGCGACGACCCGGTGGTCAGCCTCGAAACCGACTTCGCGCTGATGACCGCCGCTCTCGGCACCTTCACCGACCAGCTCGTCGAGTGGCTGGGCGGCGAGGCCGACCCGCACGCGCCGACGGAGATGACACCATGAACATCACCGTCTACAGCGGGCCTTTTTGCCAGGCCTGTGCTGCCACCAAAAGAGCCATGGACAAGGCTGGCATCGAGTACAGCACATGGACCACCGGAGAATCCCAACGCGAGCGCTTCCGTGCCGTCGGCCACCGGTCACTGCCGGTGGTCGTCGTCACCAATGACGCCGGCGAGAAGCTCGACGAGTGGCACGGGTTCCGGCCGGACAAGATCAACGCCCTGGAGGTGCCGTCATGAATGGGACCGTCATCAAGCACCCGCTCACCGGCGAGCAGACAACCCTCTCAGCGCTGGCCAGCTTCTCGGGCATCTCCAAGGAAACGCTCCGGTACCGACACGACACCCTGGGCCAGCGCGGCCCGGAGCTGATCGAACCGCCAACCGGCAACCACTACACGAGGACGCGAGCTACCACCCGCGCCGATCACGTCCGAAAGTTCCAGCGCGACGTCAACGAGTGGCTGGCCTCTCCGGCTGGCCGCCTCTCCACCCACCTGTTCCGTGACTTCCGCCGAGGTGCTGCATGAGCAATATGAATCTGTGCTTCGGTCACGAGCTGGTGATCGACAACTTCGCCGGCGGCGGCGGTGCCAGCGAAGGCATCGAGCAGGCGTTGGGGCGGCCGGTCGATCTCGCCATTAATCACGATGCCGCGGCCATTGCCACGCACACCGCCAACCACCCCGGCACCGATCATTCCGTCGCCGATGTCTGGGACATCAACCCGGATGAAGCAACAAAGGGCCAGCCGGTCGGTCTGGCCTGGTTCTCACCAGACTGCCGGCATCACTCGAAGGCCAAGGGCGGGCGACCCGTCAGCAAGAGCGTGCGTGGCCTGGCATGGGTGTCCGTACGCTGGGCGGCACGGGTAAAGCCTCGCGTCATCATTCTGGAGAACGTCGAGGAGTTCCTCGACTGGGGGCCACTGATCAAGAACGCTGCTGGCCAACTGGTACCGGACCCAGCACGCAAGGGGCAGACGTTCCGCGGGTTCGTCCGCGCGCTCAAACGCCACGGCTACGACGTCGACTGGCGAATCCTCCGAGCCTGCGACTACGGCACGCCAACGATCCGGAAGCGCCTGTTCCTGATCGCTCGACGAGACGGCCGGTCGATCAGCTGGCCGAAGCCAACGCACGGCGACCCGAAGTCACCAGCGGTACAGCGTGGCAAGCTGCCCGCCTATCGCACCGCTGCCGAATGCATCGACTGGTCGATCCCCTGCCCAAGTATTTTCGGGCGTAAGCGCGAGCTGGCAGAGAACACCATGAAGCGCATCGCCAAAGGTGTCATGCGATATGTGATCGAAAGCGGCGACCCGTTTATCGTGCCAATCGCCAACTACGGAGCCGGGGCGGTCCACGCTCATGACAGCCGGGAGCCGTTGCGAACAGTCACAGCCTGGCCGAAAGGTGGCAGCTTTGCGGTAGTCGCGCCCAGCATCACCAAGTTTCGCAGCGGCGCGGTCGGTCATCGAATGGACGAACCGATGCACACGGTAACGGCAAACGCCAACGTGTCACGGCCCGGCGTCAACCCGGGCGGCTGCGCACCGATTGGCGTTGTCTCGGCCTTCCTGGCCAAGCACTTCACCGGCGTCGTCGGCGACAGCCTGACCAATCCGGTACCGACGATCACCGCCACCGATCACAACGCCCTGGTGGCCGCCAGCATGGTCAACCTCAAGGGCAGCGAGCGCGGCGGTCGGGACGTCCGCGAGCCGATGCCCACCGTCTGCGCCGGTGGCACCCACGCGGCAGCCGTGGCTGCCTTCCTGGCGCCCTACTACGGCAGCGGATCAGGCGAGACAGGGCGAGACCTCAATGCCCCGGCGCCGACGGTTACGACTAAAGACCGATTTCAGCTGGTGACAGTGACCATCGACGGCGAGCAGTACGTCATCACCGATATCGGTATGCGCATGCTGCAGCCGCACGAACTGGCAGCCGCCCAAGGATTCCCCGACCACTACCGATTCGGAGAGATGGACGGCCGCGCGGTACCGAAACACACCCAGGTGCGTCTGATCGGCAACAGCGTCTGCCCGCCACTCGCCCGCGCGCTGGTCGAAGCCAACTTCACCCACGAACGCAAATTCATGCCGGCGCCCGCCGAGACGGTCGCGGCGTAAGGAGGCCCAATGGATCACTCAGAACTGTGCCTGCGCGCAGAGAAATGGCTTCGAAACGCCATCGGATGCGGAGTCACATTCGATGATCGATTCCAGGCAGCCACTCACAACGGCGAACAACCCGATGCCATTGGATGGAGAGATGGACTGTCGTTCCTCGTTGAAGTGAAGGTGAGCCGAGCTGATTTTCTCGCCGATCGGAAGAAGAGGTTTAGAAACGATCCAACACTTGGCATGGGCGACTGGCGTTTCTATCTGTGTCCGCCAGGCATGATCCTGCCGAGCGAGCTACCCGAAGGCTGGGGCCTGCTGTACTGCCACGACAAGAAGGTCGAGAAGGTTCACGGCGTGCCAAACAACACTCAGTACTGGATGGGGCGGCCATTCAACGGCAACAAACTGCCCGAGATGCAACTCATGTACTCCGCACTACGCCGGCTCAAGCTGCGCGGGCGCTTCCACGAGATCTACTACCCGCTGCATGCAACAGGAACTGAGCAGCTCGCCACCGCCGAGGGCGCCGATGGCTAAGTCCAAGCCGCTCCACTGGCAAGAGCCGGAGACAATCAACTGCCCTCAGTGCAACGGATCCGGCGAGTTCCGCGGCATGTTCTCGTCGGGGCCGTGCGCCATGTGTGACGGCACCGGCCTGGTCGGCGAAGACGGCGAGGCGCTGCCACCTCACGAGATCCAACCGATACTGCGCCGACAACGTGACCGGCTCGCGCAAGAACTCGAAGGCGCCCGCCAGCATTACCGCCAGCTACTGCATACACCCGGGGTGCGAGAAGCGCTCGCCGCCGAGCAGGAACGACAGCAAGAGCGGCAGCGTGACGAAGACATGGCGCACCGCAAGCGCCTGAGAGGAGGTTGAGATGGGACAAGCACAACGTAACGATAACCAGAGCTGGCTCGACCCGAAGTTCGTGCAGATATCGCGAACGGAGGCCGCGCGGATCATTGGGCGCAGCCCTACCGAGTTCGATCGGCTGCGGAAAGTCGACGCGGATTGCCCGAAGGGTTTCAAGGATGGAGTCGATCGAAGCGCACGAGTACGGTTTCGATTATCCGACGTTTACCGCTACAGTGGGATATTGATGGCTCGAGCCGAAGAAGCCGAAAGCCAGGACCAGCGATGA